AACGTGGTCTATCCAGTAGAATGAATTTATCGTTAACTTTCTTTTAAAGGAGAAATTAAAATAAATAATTTAGCAACAATAAATGACCAATTTGGAAAGATGGTCGAAGCATTGGAAAATGATGATGATCAAGCTCTAATGCAACTAACAGGTCAGGATGATGGACAAGTCAAAAGTGAGTTGTCCAAACTGGCTATTAATTACGAAACCGAAACTGATGCTGGACAAACTCTAAAGAAGGGTGATTGGAGAGTCTGGTGTGATGGACGATATTTATATGCCCCAGAGGTTAAATTACGTGTATTTATGAGATCGTTCATGTGGTCGCTTTTTGATGCAGATGAGGGGAAACCCATTTGTAATTCTGTTCAGAAAGCAAGTCTGTCTGGAGACTTTGCAGACACGATAGGTGGCAACAAGTGTGGTCGTCTAGCGAAAGAAGAAGCAGAAACTCTACCAGATGATGATCCTCGACTGATTACATCTAAAGCAGTCACGTGTAATCAAGTTATTTACGGAGTGTTATCTGGCAAGATGAAAGATGCTGATGGCAATGATGTGGAGATAGATAACCTGCCCATTGTCAGTTACTTTAAGAAATCTGGGTTTATGCCTATAAACAATTTTATTACAGGACTAAACAAACAGAAAAAAATCATGCAAAGAATTTGGATTGATTTAAAAACGTCTAAAATGAAGAAAGGTTCAGTCACGTTCTTTGTGCCTGTACCAACTGAAGGTAAGTCTTTGACTTCTCTATCCGATGAGGATAAAACTTTAATAAGAATGTTCAAAGATACCATTGATGCTGCAAATGCTAACGTTATAAAGCAATACAACGAAGCTTTGAAAGGTGATGTGTCTGAAGAGGATTCAGACCTTTCAAAAGACTTCGATGCTGTTGCTAGTTAGTATACAGGAGTTTTTAGACAAAGCTGGTCAGGGAGAAGTTGAACTCCCTGATCATCTTATCCAAGAGTTCAAAGATTCTTGCGAAACTGCAATAAAGAAACAGTTTAGTAAACGAGAAGGTGCTAAACTAAGAATGTCTGGCATAGGCAGACCTGTCTGTCAACAAATACTCAGTATGCAAGACTGTCCCAAAGAAGGTTCTTACAACGACATAATGCGTTTCCTGTTCGGTGATCTGATCGAAGCAGTTGCTATGCTTGTCATTAAAGCTGCAGGAATAAAAGTTGTGGGCGAACAAAAGCCATGTTCTATTGTGTTGGATAAAGAAAACATAAAAGGAACATTAGATGTTATTTTAGATGAAGATGGAACAGAAAAAGTTTGGGACATTAAATCAGCATCCCCCTTTTCTTTTGATCAAAAATTTAAAAACGGATATGATAAGATAAAAGAAGATGATCCGTTTGGATACATAGTACAAGGACATCTGTATGGCGAAGCAAACAACATGCCGTTTGGTGGTTGGATTGTAATTAATAAGTCCACAGGTGAATGGGCTGTTGTCGATGCTCCAGAAGATATAGGTGAAAGAAAAAGAGTTTTGCAACACGCTGATAACATTGTTAAAGTTGTTAAGAGAGCAGATTTTAAAAAGGCAAAACTAAAAGATGATTGGGAAACTTACAGGAAAGATGGTGAGATGGTACGGACTAAAAATAGATTGATGCCTAAGTTGTGTTCTTTCTGTGAGTACAAAAAACATTGTTGGGAAGATGCTAGGTTTGAAAACAAGATCACGTCAAAAGCAAAATCACCACCTCAAGTCTGGTATACTCGATACGTACAAAGGAGTTTATAATGCCTTTAATATATACAGATGATTATGATATAGAGTTTATAACTATAAACCCACACATGGGATTTTTGTATGTTGAGTCGCACAAAGAATTAGGTGGGGGTAGAGGAATAGCTATTTTAAGAGGACATCTTAAAGGTATACCTGTAACGTTGCGAGAAAATTATGCTGATAAAGGTCATTTAAAAGTAGAGACACAGGCAAGAGATAAGACTTTACTACTTAAACAATTTAAAAATATTCAAAACAAACTATGGGGTCAAACTGTTATATGCCTACCGATTACACCATTTCAAAGAGAGTTAGAGAATTTAGAAAAACACTCCCCAGAAGTGGCAAAGATGCTATCAAAAAGAATGGAATACATAAGGGAGACTTTTTCGTAATGCCAGTATACAGATCACAATTTGAGAAAATATTAGCCGTCAAGATGGCACAAGAAGGTGGCAAGTTTAAATACGAAACAATTAGACTACCATATGTTCCTAAAGTTAGGCACTATACTCCAGACTTCTACATACCAGAGACAGACATATACATAGAAGCAAAAGGTAGGTTAACACGAGAAGATAGATCTAAAATGATTTTGATAAAGCAACAACATCCAGAGTGTGATATTCGATTTGTTTTTGGAAATGCAAAGAATAAACTTTACAAGAACAGTAATACCACATACGGTGATTGGTGTAACAGACATGGATTTGAATGGGCAGAAAAAGCTGTACCAAGAGAGTGGTTAAAAAATGAGTGATGAAGAAAAAGAACGGCAAGTAGAAAAACTAACTTTACTACCTGATAGATATTATATTATATTAAACAAAGTGGATGAAGACTCATTTACACTTACTGCATATGATACCACAGGAGTGCACGATGATAAGAATCCATGTTCAGCTGCAATAGCTCAAGAAGGGATATTAGAGATGGTTGATATAGATTTAAATATGATTTTGAAGATGGGTTTAGTTCGTATTAAAAACAGGGAACTTGTACCAATGGAAGATAACGTAATAAAAGTAGATTTTGGAAGAAAACAATGAGTAAAAAAATTATGGTAAATAGAGAACTAACAGATGATATGGTCAACCAACCACCACACTACAACCAAGATAAAGTAGAGTGTATTGATGCTATTGAGTCAGCAACAAATAGTGGATTTGAATATTACCTACAGGGTGTAATTATTAAATACTTATGGAGATACAGATACAAAGGCAAACCTGTAGAAGATTTGCGTAAAGCAGAATGGTACTTACAAAAACTAATAAAATTAAAAACAAAAGAGGATATAACATGAAGAGCCTACCCACAGCCTACCAAAATTTTATACACAAATCACGATATGCACGTTGGAATGAGAAAGATAAAAGACGTGAAGATTGGGATGAAACAGTAGACAGATACTTGGGCTACATGGCAAAGCATGTTAACGAAGAACATAACTTTGATATAGATGGTCACAACATAGGGTTGTATGATGCACTCAGAAAACATATATTAGAGTTACAGGTAATGCCATCTATGCGAGCAATGATGACTTCCGGGGATGCGTTGGCAAGAGATAACATCTGTGGATACAACTGTAGTTATATTCCTGTTGATCATCCTAGAGCATTTGATGAGTGTATGTACATACTTATGTGTGGGACAGGAGTAGGGTTTTCTGTAGAACGAGAGAACGTAGACAAACTTCCTACGATTGCTGAGAACTTTCATCAAAGTGATACAATCATAAATGTTGCAGATAGTCGAATGGGGTGGGCAAAAGCCTACAAAGAATTAGTCGCATTACTATATTCTGGTCAGATACCCACTTGGGATATAAGTCTTGTCAGACCTGCAGGAGCAAAGTTAAAGGTTATGGGTGGCAGAGCATCAGGACCAGAACCTCTTGTTGAGTTGTTTGATTTTACAATTAGCACTTTTAAGAAAGCTAGTGGTCGCAAACTATACCCAATAGAATGTCACGATATTATGTGCAAGGTTGGGCAAGTAGTTGTAGTCGGTGGTGTTAGAAGGTCTGCACTGATCAGCTTATCTAATCTTGGTGACGACCAGATGCGACACGCTAAGTCTGGAACATGGTGGGAAACACAAGGTCAACGTGCGTTGGCAAACAACAGTGTATCCTACAAGAATAAACCAGAGATGGGTACGTTCATGCGTGAATGGGTATCACTGTATGAATCTAAGTCTGGTGAGCGTGGCATGTTTAATCGTGAAGCATCAGACAAGCAAGTTGCAAAAAACGAAAGAAGAGAAACAGGACATGCGTGGGGTACTAACCCATGCTCTGAGATAATACTTAGACCTTATCAGTTTTGTAACTTGTCAGAAGTAATAGTCCGTAGTGATGATACACTACAAGACTTAAAACGAAAAGTTCGTATGGCTACAATCTTAGGAACATTTCAATCAACATTAACTAACTTTAAATATTTGAGGAAGATATGGAAACAGAACACAGAGGAAGAAAGATTATTAGGAGTATCCTTAACTGGTATCATGGATCATCCAGTTTTATCAAAAACCACAGATTCTACCAGATGGTTAAAAGAAATGAAAGACGAAGCAGTCCTTACAAATCAAGAGTATGCAAAACTACTGGGTATCCCTCAGAGTGCAGCGATAACTTGTGTCAAGCCCTCAGGTACTGTGTCGCAATTGACTAACTCTGCCAGTGGCATACATGCAAGACACAGCCCATATTATATAAGAACAGTGAGAGCAGATAACAATGATCCTCTTACAAAGCTTATGAAGGATGAAGGTGTAGTCAATGAACCAGATGTAATGAAGCCAGAATACACAACTGTCTTTTCTTTTCCTACACGATCTCCTATAGATGCAGTTGTAAGATCAGAAGTATCAGCCATAGAACAGTTAGAGCTATGGAAGATCTATGCAGAAAAATGGTGTGAACATAAACCATCTATAACTGTTACAGTAAAAGAAAACGAATGGATGGATGTTGGTGCATGGGTATATAAAAACTTTGATATAATATCAGGTATATCCTTCTTACCTTATGACGATCATACTTACCAACAAGCACCTTATCAAGATTGTGGAAAAGGAGAGTATGCATCTATGTTACTAAAAACACCTACAGAGATTGACTTCAATAAGTTATCGTTGTATGAAAAAGAAGACACAACAAGTGGCAGTAAAGAATTAGCTTGCACTGCAGATGCTTGTGAAGTTGTAGATATTGGGGAAGTTGCATGATAGAATTAGAAGTTTCTGGTGATCAGTTTATCAGGGCAAGAAAGAAAGCCATTGATATGGGTCGCATAGCAAACTCTATTACGAATGGTGGGGGCAACCTTGCAGGGTTTATTGGAGAAATAGTTGTAACGGATTATATCAAAGCAAAAGAACAGAATACATATGATTATGATATAGTTGATAAGGTTGGCAACAAGATAGATGTCAAAACAAAACGTTGCAACTCTGAACCCAAATCAAACTACGACTGTAGTATTGCTGCACATGGGACAAAACAAAAATGTGATATGTATGTGTTTGTTCGTGTGTTAAACGATTTTTCTAAAGCGTGGATACTGGGGAAGATAATGAAAGATGATTATTTTAAAAAGGCAAAGCACCATAAGAAAGGTGAGCTAGATCCTGATAATAAATTTAGATTTAAAGCTGACTGCTATAATGTAAAGATACATCAGTTGGACACAGTATATGGCACAGAATAAATTAGCAGAACTATTCTCATTTAAAGCGTATCTTAACCAAGATGGTAAAGTAGATATACGTATGGAATCTGTAAACCCAGAAGAATTGATTAGGGTTATGGAGCATGGTCTTCCACAATATGAAGGCACATTCAAACTAGCATCTCTTGTTCGTTATTTAAAAACAACAGGCGATGAGATGCTTAACAAATCATCAATATATACACATTGAGGTAATTATGGCTGAAGAAGAAGCAAAAGAAGTAAAACCCGGTATGACCTATGAAGATATAAAAACTATGATTATAGGCTCAGAAGAGAAAGTAACACTGTTAAATGTGTTTACCGGGCTTATGAACGAAAATTTACAGCTAAAAAGGGAACTTGACCAGTTAAAAATGGACAAACCCAAGCAGTAGCGTTCTTAAAAGACTAAGAGGGGTAGAGCTATTTCTCTGGTATAATCATACCAAAGACTATAGTTCTACCCCTCTCAGCACGTTTATACAGAGACTTTTTTTAGTAAAGTCTACTTTTTCTTAGATTTTTTACCACCATACATCATTGGTTGCATCATTGGGTTGTTTCCCATAGTAGTTCGCATACGGTTTGATGCCATTTGATTTTTTTGTCCCATAGTGCTACCAAGAGTTGTTCCCATACTCATGCCACCATAGTTCATTCTTTGTCTTGGGCCGTTGTAATAAGTCTTCATTGTTTCTCCGTTTAATAAATTAATCAGTGTAGTCATCCATATTTGCAGCTTTCCATTCTGCAAAACTTTTATAGTTTGTTCCCTCTCCATAAAGTTTCTTTTGTTTACTTGAGGTATCTAATTTTAAATTTTTCATTTGTTCTTGCGTTGGTTTTAAATTTTTAGGTTCAATTAAATCAGGAGTTATATCACTCATTTTCATTCTTGCATCTTTTGCTACTTCTCCTGCACCAACTAAGTAATCCCTATACCCAAACCGTGAACCCATAAACGTAGCGTGGTACAATATACTGTTAAGTAATCTGCTATTTAGTTCTTCACCAATAGGTTTTTGATCTAAAATTACTTTTGCAAATATTTGTGCAGCATCTGGATTATTTATTATAAGTTCTAAAGTGCTTATGTTTTTCTTTCGTGCCGCCTGAAGTGCAGCTTCAGTTGCTACGTATTTTGGAGATACTACACCACGATTAATACTGTATACTCTACTAATCCAACTTTCTACAGATAATGATCTAGGAATACCCATAACTCTAACATCAGTTTTTTTAATTTTTTGAAGCTCCATAAACTTTTGTATGTTAAGTAAAACATTATAATGGTCTTCTCCTAATATTTGTCGCAATACAGGTCCTCTTTCTCCACCTGTAAGTATAAGACCTAATTGTTCAAAATCTGTATCTTGCATATTTGATGCTAAAGTTTTCTTGTCAGGAAATACTTCTATATTTTTTTGTATGTTAAAAACTTTTTCATTTATATGTTTTGCAACTATAACTCGTACAGCTTCATCAAACTCTTCTGGTTTCATTTTAGATTGAAAAATTGCAGCTTGTTTTAAATCATCAAATCCAATAGTGCCTTTCTCAACAACTTCATTAAATAAACTTTCAGCATTAAATATTCTTTTGTCTACATTTTGTATTATAGCCATTCTCTCTCTAAGTTTATCAATTTGATTTCTTACAAACTTTTGACCTTTTCCTCTAATGGCTGTGTCTATCTTTGCTTCTGTATCTGAAGCTATAGTATCTATTTTCTTACTATTTTTTCTAGCAGTTTCAATACTAAAAGCTCCACCTCTTTCAAAAAAATCATCCATAGTAAACAAGTAACTACCATCACCTTTATTTGTTTTAAAGGCTTCTTGAATATTTGTAATTCCTTTTTCAAAATTGTCATAAAATGCTTTATCAAATTGTTTTGCATTTGTCACATTTTCTAATTGTTCTGCGACCCACCTCAAAGCTAGATGTTTCCCATAAGCGGCTAAATCTGGATTGTCTTCAATTGATAAAACGTATTGAGGTTTTGCACCTCTTGTTGCTTCAAACTCGCTTGGTTCTATTTTTTTACCAAATAATCTTACTAAGTCTTTATTAAAGTTAGATGATTCATCAGGGTTATTTGCAAATTTATTTACATCAAACCATTTATTACTTGGAGTTTTCCACAGTTTAGCTTCTGGATAATCTGTTGTAGGTTGAGAAACCCATTTACCATCATCAGTTCTAATGCCTAATTTTTGTGTGTAAACTAATTTTTCTGCAAGTTTATTGTTAAAGTACCTTTGAGCGTATTCTGTTGCATAAATATTTTTTGCTTCTTGAACTCGTTCAGCCACTCCTTCCATGCTAACTCCTTTAGCACTTTTAAAATTTTGAAATAGCCCATTTGCAATTGTTTTAAAATCAGCATAAATTCTAGATTTATTACTAGAATCTACATCTCCAGTTTGACTTTTTAATTTATAATAATTTTGTATTCTTCCCAATGACGATTCAATTTTCTGTGTTTCCTCAAAACCTAATTCTATTGGAAGAACCCTGTCACCATCCTTCAAATGAATCCTGTTAATAAAATCAAACATAAAGGCAGAACTAAACTGCTTGTACCCAGCTTTCTTCATTTCTTTTTTTATTTCTAGTATTTCTTCAGGGGGAAATCCATCAAATATAGCACGATCTGCCGCAGCATCGAATTGGTTAATTAATGCTCTTGCATCGCCACCATCAAGTGCTTCATCATTTATAATTCTTGCACCTTTGTCAAAACTTGTAACATCTTCCATCAGTCTGTTAAACAAATTTGATGCATCTGTTTTTGCACCACCCAATGTAGGATCTGCATCAAGTTGTTTAAACCCAGATCTTCCTTTATTTTCTAATCTTACTCTTACAGACTCCATCATTTTTTCAACATGAGCAGTTGCAAGGTTATCATTAAATGCAATCTTTACACCCTTACCTTGTCCCAAAGCTTCATACGATTGTATTTTAAC